CGTCTTAGGTTGTTGCCTGCCCTGTCTCTGGCGAACTTAGTGCGTAACTGCTCGGCTGCTTCTTTAGCTGCCGCAGGTGAACCACTGTTTACTATATCAACAAGCCGCTGGGCTTCTACATCGTCACTCTGAATATACACGCCGTTGATTGTCTGGCGTAGGTTCTTCACTGTGTCGTTAAAGCTACGGCCTGTCAGGGTTGACTGATAGACCTCATTGGCTAAGACATCAAGATATTCATTAGCAACAGATTCAAAGCCTTGGAATGACAGACGCTGCAACTGGTTTATAACAGTAGGATCGAGCTTTGTGAAGTCGCCATACGTCTGAAGCATATCCTGTGCATCGGCTGCGACAGAGCCGTACCCTCTAACCACTGCATCAACCTCGGACAAGTAAGCCTCATCCATTACAGCCTTTAGCTGCGGTCTAGCATTGATAGCCCACTCAGTATCAAACAGATTGCCACCCTGTAGCGGAGCGTCAGCCATAACACCTGCTACGCGCTCCTCTAAGGTCACTAGGGCATCGGCTAGGCGTTGCTGATGGGTATCGGCAAGCCTATCCAATATCTCGTCGTACTGGTTATCTGTGGGCATTATTCAGCCTCGTCGTTGAACTGCCCTAATACTTGTGTGCTTTGGTCTATTTCAAGGTGCGACTTTGCCAACTTCTCATCGTCTAGCACTAGGTCTGCAATCTGCTTATCTATCTCTTGCGACAGGGTGACAGACTTAACGCCAGTGGCTCGCATCTGCTGCAAAAAGATTAGCTCTTTGTCCATGTCGCGAATGTCGAAGCTGTCTGGGTAGAATATTTCTACGTCAGGGGTTAGCTCTTGATAATCGCACCACAAGTTCCAGATCTGCTCCTCAACTAGCTCAAGAATGTCAGCCTTTTCAGCCAGCTTTGCATTAAGCATCTGAAACTCTGTCTGCATTGCTACGCCAGACTGCGTGATTGCCTCTGTGCCGCGAACTGCGCCCATGTGAGCCATGCGGTTGATGTATTCAATCTTATCGTTAATAGACGCTCTTACGCTGTCTAGGTTCTGGCCGCTTGGCTGTAGCATATAGGGCTTCATCTGCGCATCCATATCATCAGGCATATTGATAACAGAACCAGCACCAGCACTAGCGTCAGTCTCGTATGACTTAACTAGTGTCGGGTGATTGCTAATGCGAATAAGCTGCTCTACTTCCGATAGCTCCTGATAGATAGCCCGCTGCATATAGGCAACGTCAGACAGATCGCTTATGCCAATGCCGCGCACTACTGAACGCTGTGCAGGTACAAACACCGCAGGAATCCGTCCAAGCGGGTTGTCAATTGTCTCTATGTGGCGATCTTGCTCGTTGATGCTCTCATACAGCTCGACCTTATCTTTGTGCCAGCAGCGGTAATATACGCGCTTCTCGGTGTCGCTAATTTCCTCGATAGACTCGCGCACCTTCAGGTAGCAAAGCTCGTAGCGGCCTGACGGCATACGCTCATACTCCCAGTCAAATACATTCTCTGGGGTGAACATGGTCACATAAGGTCTTATGTCCTGCCCTAGCTCCTCGGCCTTAGTGCGGGCGTTAGATGCTGGCTTATCGACTATTACCCAGACGTTACCGTAAACACTAGCCCAGATATTAGCCTCGCGCATAAACGCGTTAAAGCTACGACCATCAAGGTCAGCATCCTTCATAAAAGGCTCAAGGGCATAATTCCCAGCGGCAGAGTTAAAGCTACGCACTGGTGGCTGTCGCCATAGGAAGCTGCTGTAGATGTGGACAATGTTCTTGCTGTGGTTGTCCATTGGGGTCAGGTCAAGGCGGCGATTGTATTCGTCTTTGTCCTCGTTGACGTAGCGCGTCAGGTAAGCGCCGTCCCGGTAATCTTCGCCACCCATATAACTGCGGAGATAAAACTCCCAGCGATACTTGTTATTATCGTATTGTGGGTGCGTATATTCTAAGTCTTTGCTGTAAGCCATTAACTCCACCGTCTCGGTTGTTCAACTATTCGCTCTGTGCGTACTGGGAACAGGTACTCTACCAGATAGCCTAAAGCATCATTCATGTGGTCAAATCCGTCCTTATTAGGAACGCTCGTCCCTTCTTTGTAGGTCTGGCGTTCTAAGGATTCGATTGTCTGTTTACATTTGGGGTCTATCAACAACTTACGCTGACCATCGCTAGATAGTAGCCGTGAGTTGACCGCATTTATTCTATCGCGAACCAGTGCGTGTCTGGTCTTAGCCTTAACCTCAAAACCTGCGTTCTGAAGTATGCTTAAATCTGTGCGCCCACCTGCGCTAGTCTTGCGCTGCCTAGAGGCAGGGTCGGGGTAGATGATAACACGTTTGTCGGGGTAGCGCGTTCGCAATTCCTGCGCCATCTCATCGGTATTGCTGCCCCACATAACTACTTCATCAATAGCCAGCAGTGTGTCGTGGTGTCGGACACATACAACCGCACTCATCGGGTCTAAGTTGAAGTCCATGCCAACGTGCAAGGTGTGGTGGTCTGCCTCGATCTTACCAACAGATTCTTCACGATTAAAGCCGTAGTAGATAATCCCGCTATAGTTTACGAACTGAGCATTGTATTCCTGATTGAATGTGCGCTCGTCTAGGTCTTGTTTGGCCTGCTCTATCTCTGTCTGCGGTACGTTGCCGCCTTGGATAGTTGTGTACTGAAAGCTCTGCCAATCATCATCACCATCTAGCCCTTTGCTGTACAGGTCATAGAAATGGTTGCGACCTTTAGGCGTACCGATAAACAGAGCAGAGCCTAGCCTGTCAGACAGAGACGGTCTGATAACCTCATACCAAGCCTCTGGGCGCATATCTGCAAACTCATCAAGTACAACAAAGTCTAACGCTCTACCTCGCAGGTTGTTAGGCTTCTCTGCTCCCTTCAGGCTGATAGTGCTGCCGTTAATCAGGCGCATCGTCAGGCTGCTTTCGTTTGTCTTGGTTAGGTATTCAGGGGGAATGGTCTGTATAAGCATATCCCATGCAATCTCTTTAGCAGAGCCGTAGGTCGGTGCTACATACCAGCAGTTTTTATCCTTACCAGATATGGCTGCTCGCAGTATCTCCCCAGTGCTAAGGAATGTCTTGCCGAATCTTCGCCCAGCAACAACGCTACGGAAACGGCTAGTGCTACAAAATATCTCACTCTGCGGCAGGGTCAATTGCACGATGATCTACCACTATGTTGATTGGAGGAATCTCTTGCGCTTCTGCCTCGTTTTCTCTCCAGCCAGCCTGCGTTTTGAGGTAAAAAATATTCGCAGAGACATTACCGGCCTTTGCCAGTTGGATAAGATTCGATCCCATCCCTGCTATCTGATTGACTCGCCCCTTTTTATAAGCCTCAGAAACTTCAGGCTGCCTTTTCTCTAAAGCCCTCAAAGTGTTCTCGCAGATGCCAAAGTAATCAGCAACCTGTGACTTATTCAATACAGATGCAAGGGCTTTTAGCTCAATTATCTGCTCTGGCGTAAACTCAACAGCAGGTCTGCCACCCCCATCGCCTTGGTTGCCTTGTTTCATGCGTTTATAAATGCCTGTAATGGGTAAAAAACTAAACTGTTTCTGTAGCCGCCATCGTGCGTTGGCACTATCGGGGTTACGCCATGCACGTTGCGCCATGCTGGATATACAAGGATTGAATTATCGCACTGGTCGATAGCTGCATTGTAATCAGGTACGCAGAGATTGCCGCCAGTGCTGTTCTTGCGCTTAGTGATAATCACGTTGACAGTTTCTTTGATGTTGGCTGTGTCTCGATGAAAAGGTGCGCTTATATTGTAATTGCTAATAGATGAAGTGAACATACTGCCGACTTTCCACTTGTCATCTATGCCGTCGAATATCTCTTTTTGTCTAGCATATTGCTCTGGCAGATGCTCCGCAATCAGCTTCTCTGACTCTCTGGCCAACAGTATCATAGCTTTGATGAAGTTATGCGCTGACTTCTTTTGATGAACTGAAGATATACTGGGATAAGGTCTCCTCATGTGCGGCTTTGGCGGCACACCACCGATAATACAACTAAACTGCTCTACGCCTGAAGCTCTGACCATAGCAGTCTTTGGCACGTTGTCGCTTCGTAGCTCATGATTAGCCAGATTAGCCAGCTTGCAAGCCTTATCAGGCATCTGCTTGATGAAAAATCCTATAGGCTTTCCGTCTTGCAGAAAGATGCAGTCATCAGTGATTGTAGGCTCGATGTCTCCGCATATATCACCTACCGATATGTCATGCTCGACCTGCGTTAGCTCTATCGTTTTCATAGCTTATTTTTCTCCGCTTTCAGGTAGTTCATCAGCATATAGCCAACATACGCGCCCTGTTCTCTCCAGAACTTGACAAGCTCATAAGCCTCGTCGTAATGCTCAAGCTCAAACTCAATTTGGATAGCCTTTTTGCAGCCATCTTCTAGCGTATCTATATCTTCATCTAATAGACCATAATCAACGTCAGGCTCTATCTCAGGTATATCGTCGAAGCCAGTGATCAGAAAGCTAATGTCAGTCTCAGATATAGCCTTTAGCTCATTAGCCAGCATCTCAGAGTCCCAACTACTGTTCAGGGCTAACTTGTTGTCAGCGATGACATAGGCTTTCTTCTGCGCCTCTGTAAGCCCTTGCAGGGTTATCGTAGGCACTAAATCCATTTTCAGCAGTTGCGCAGCAGCTAATCTGCCATGCCCCGCTATAATGCCGCCCTCGTCATCTATAAGGATTGGGTTGGTAAATCCAAACTCTTTTATACTTGCTGCTACCTGTTGTATCTGCGCCTCGCTGTGGGTTCTTGAATTGTTTACATAGGGGATAAGCTCCCCAGTGGCTTTATATTCGACAGATAACATTAGACCTCAGTGCCAAA